TCTTTAAGGGTGCCATCTTTCTTCACATCCTCTGGTCCCACTATTCCGGCAATGACAAACGCTCCGAGCAGTCTGTTTACTTCCGCGGCTATCTCCTTTTCGCATCGCCTCAGTTCAGACGGTTCCATCTGTCCTGAAAGCATCCCGGTTACCCTGGCCGGTATGCTCATAGCGAATTTTTTAAATACAACAAAAAATTTAGCGTAGTCGAGTTTTACTTCTTCTACGCTGATGTACTGACCGGCTGCTATCTCGGTCTTCAATCTATGCAGTTCTCCTTGGCTCTCCTTCAGGGCGATGTCGGCCTGCATCTTCTGTTCCCTGAGTTCGATCTCCTTATCGGTACGGTGCTGCTTTCCGTAGGCCTTGTCTGATAGGTATTTGACGTATGCCTGGATCGTAGGCACGAGGTCGTATCTTCGGACGCTCTTTCCATCTTCCAGGATCTTGGTGGTGGATATGATGCCTTCCTGGGTGAGCTGCTGCACGCGGCGGACGGTCACTCCGAAAAGCTGCGCGATGATCTCTGTTCGATAAAAGCTGCCTTTTACTTCTCCATCACTCATCTGAGCGTACCCCCCCCCCCCCAAAATTTCGGCCATGATTTCGTATTGGTTCATCATAGGCTCACCTCCAACTTCCCGGCTCTTACAGCCTTCTTTCCTGTGAATTCTTCCCATCGGTGGACGATTACGTCGCAGAACTTCTCATCAAGCTCCATCAGAAACGCCCGGCGGCCGATCTGCTCTGCTGCCATGAGTGTGGATCCGCTGCCTCCGAATAAATCGAGGACGTTCCATCCTGGCTTGCTGGAGTTCCGCATCAGTCTTCCGACCAGGTTTACCGGCTTCATTGTTGGATGCACGTCGTTCTTTGTCGGCTTCTTCTCAAAGAGGACGGTCGTCTGGTCTTTGTACTGGGCGATGATCTGATTGATGTATGTGATCAGGTCTTCCTTCTTCATGGATTCCAGGTCGAGTTCATCCTCCAGGAGGATTGTGTCCTGGCTTCGGTCGTCGATGAAGTAATGCGCAGCGCCTTCTTTCCATCCGTAGAGGATTGGTTCGTGGCGCCACTGGTAATCCTGGCGGCCGAGCACGAAGGAGTTCTTTTCCCATATCAGGCACTCTGCCAGCTTGAATCCGGCATCTCTGAATGCACGCCTGAATGCCAGGCCTTCACTGTCTGCGTGGAATATGTACGCTGCGGCTCCTGGTTTCATGTTCTCGAACATGGCCAGGAATGCATTCTGAAGGAAATCCTCAAAGGATCCCTCGTCCATGTTGTCGTTTTTGATGGATCCGTCCTTGTAGTTGACGTTGTACGGCGGATCCGTGATCACGAGGTCTGCTTCCTCGCCGCCCATCAGGGTGTTGACGTCGCCGAGGTCGGTGGAATCTCCGCACATGAGTCTGTGGTCTCCCAGGATCCAGATGTCTCCGCGCTGGGTGACCGGTTCCTCGATGGATTCATAGTCTGCGTCGGCGTCGAAGTCGTCATCTTCGGCTTCCACGTCCTTGTCGAGTCGGATCACGAGGTCTTCGACCTCTTTGGAACTGAAACCGGTCGCTGTCAGATCGTAATCATTGAGATCGAGGTCGAGCAGCAGGTCTTTCAGCTTGATCTCATCCCATTCTCCTGTGATTTTGTTCAGCGCAATATTGAGCGCCTTCTCATTATTCTTGTCCAGATCGACCACGACGACCTGCGCCTCGGTGTATCCGAGGTCCTTCATAACGTTGTAGCGCTGGTGGCCTCCGATGATGGTTCCGTCCTGGTTTACGATGATCGGATCCACGTATCCGAAGGTCTCAATGCTACGCTTGATGTTCTGATATTCTGGATCGGCTGGCTGCAGCTGGACTCTTGGGTTGTATTCCGCCGGGCGCAAGCTGGCCAGGCTTCGTGTCTCCATTTTCATTTCTGTTGTCATCCGGTCTGCCTCCAATCTGTTATAAATTCCTTGATGTACCGGGCTGGGCGTAACGAAACGCGAAAAAAAAATAAGGTCATATCCGGGAAAGCATCGGGCCTTCCTCGCCCCGCTGGAAAAAATAAACAAAAGTAGTACCTACGATTTGTGCATTACTGACAAAGCAAAAGAGACCAGCTCTTGTGCTGATCTCTTTCGATGTGGTGCTGCTTCTGTTTGTTTAGTGTGCGGAGTATTTGCTCTATGCCTTGGCGTGCCTGCCTCTCTCATCCGCCTGCCTCGATGCTACTACTATATCACATGCAAGTGGTGCATGGAGTCGCATCTTTCATCTGATGCAGGTGTACTGCTTGCCTTGGTGCCCTGGCTGCCCTGTGCTGTGCGTGCTGCGAGCGTGGCTGCTGGGTGTGTGCGTGAGCCTGGCCTTGCTGTGTGCCCTGCTCTCCTGGCCTGCCTGTGTCCCTGTGGCCTGGTGCTGTGGGGCTGTGCTCTGCCCTGCTCCCTGGTGTGTGGGCCTGCTATGCCTGCCCTGTGGACTGGGCTTGTGCCGTGGCCTTGTGTATAGGCCTCGTATAAGCCCCTGCTATATGGGCCTATTTTGCGGCCTTGTATTTCGGGCCTTATATGGGTCTCTGAAAAAGCGCTTTATTTTCGCCTGGTTTTTCGGCTATGTATTTCCAGGCTTTTTTCGGGCTTTGTTTTCGCCTTAAAATTTCCGGCCAGATTTTCCGAGCCTCAAAGGCTGGATTTTTTTCTCCGGATTTTTTCGCGTAGATTTTTCCGGAGAAAATTTCCCGGCATTTTTCCTGGCCTGATTTTCGCGGCGGTATCTGGCTTCCTCTTTTTTCTCGATGTAATATTCATACGATTCCCGGTTCTCCGTGACAAGTTCTTTCACGTAGTTAAATTCCAGGAGCTCGTACATGGCGGCCTTGTGGATTCTGTGGCACTGGCTTTTTGACATCGGGATTCCCTCTGCGATCTCTCCCCATTCATGGTCATCGATGTGGCGGAGCTCGCAGATCTCGCGCTCCATAGATTCCTCCGGTAAAAAATTCAGGATCGTTGCCACGCTGACCATGGATTTATCGGCCTTGGCTTTCTGCTCGTAGATCCTGTCTTCAATGTCGGCCAGCTTCATAAGGATTCCGGCTGCGCCTTCGCTGTTGCCTCCA